TAGGCGGTGGAATGATCCCTAACTTTTCTGGAATGAGATTCTAAATGCCGCTTCGTAAGATACAGTTCGCTCCAGGCATAGACAAGGAAGGAACTGAATACACAGCAGATTCTGGTTGGTTTGACTCTGATAAAATTAGATTTAGAAAAGGAAGACCAGAAAAAATAGGCGGGTGGGCAAAACTTAACCTCACGGCTTTCCTCGGTGTTTGCAGGTCTTTATTTTCTTGGGCATCGCTTGAAGCAATTAAATATATTGGAGTAGGTACGCATCTAAAGTTTTATGTCATAGAGGGTGTGGCTCCAAATGATATAACGCCAATCAGAAGTACGACATCTGCTGGCGATGTGACCTTTTCTGCCACGAATGGCTCATCCACAATTACCGTAACTGACACGGGACACGGTGCTGTGCAAAACGACTTTGTAACTTTTTCTGGTGCGGTTTCATTGGGAGGCAATATAGACGCTGATGTTTTAAATCAAGAATATCAAGTTGCGAGTGTCACCAGCGCAAATGTCTTTACAATAGTGGCAAAAGATACATCAGGTAGCACTGTTACAGCTAACTCAAGCGATAGTGGTAATGGCGGTGGATCTACAGTGGGTGCATATCAAATTAATACAGGATTGACTGATTATGTATCAGCGGCTGGTTGGGGAGCTAACCCTTGGGGAGATGGAACTTGGGGAAGCGGAGCGGCTCTTAGCGTTGCTGGTCAATTAAGGCTTTTTAGTCAAGATAACTTTGGTGAAGATCTCGTATTTAATGTAAGAAATGGCGGTATATTTTTTTGGGATGAGTCAAACGGTCTGACGACGAGAGCCGTTAATATTGCCTCGTTATCAGGAGCATCTAACTGCCCAACCGTTGCATCTCAAGTTTTGGTCAGTGACAACGATCAGCACGTTATTGCGTTTGGTGCTAATCCGATAGGATCTTCTGATCAAGACCGATTGTTTGTTAGGTTCTCTGATCAACAAAGTATTACGGATTGGACTCCAACTGCCACAAACACCGCAGGTGGTGTAAGGATAAACTCAGGAAGCGAGATAGTTGGAGCTTTACAAACAAGGCAAGAAATACTGATATGGACTGATGTTTCTGTGCATTCCATGAGATTTGTTGGCGCACCCTTTGTGTTTCAGTTCACAACTATCAGTTCAGACGTATCCATGATATCCCCCAATGCCGCTGTAAATGCTAGGGGAAATGTTTACTTTATGGATAAGACTGGCTTTTACGTTTATAACGGAGCGGTGCAACAAATCCCTTGCTCTGTTCAAGACTTTGTTTTATCGAATCTAAATGTATCTCAGGCATTTAAAGTGTTTGCCGCAGAAAACAATACATACTCAGAAATAATTTGGTTTTATCCTGTCGGAACAGGCAACACAGAAATCACTAATTACGTTAGCTATAATTACAATGAGAACCTGTGGGCCGTAGGGACATTAGCTAGAGGTGCTTGGCTAGATAGCGGTGTATTAGACGGGCCGATAGCTTCAAGCGTAATCACAGAAACAAACGATAATCATATATTTAACCATGAGGTTGGATATGATGACGATGGTTCGGCCATGACGGCTTTTATAGAATCTGGTGATCTTGAGATTGGTGACGGTCAAAACTTCATGCTAATCGATAGAGTTGTCCCTGATTTTTCTTTTAGTGGTGGCTCAACCCCATCTGTAAATATGACAATCAAAGGAAGCAACTTTCCTTTAGAGACACCGAGTTCGATAGCCACAGCAACAATTACCAATACTACTAAACAGTCAAATATAAGAGCGAGAGCCAGGCACACCGTTCTGAGGCTAGAATCCACAGGAAGTGGATACGGATGGAGACTTGGTGGATTTAGGTTTGGCATGAGACAAGACGGAAGAAGATAATGGCAGAAGTCAGAAGAAACCCTTTACCAGTACCATTGCCAGATTATGACAATCAAAACGAAGCAATCACAAGAAGAACCATTGAGTTTGCTTTTGACCAGATAGAGACAGACATTGATGCCGCAAAGAAAAGGGACGATAAGACAACGTCCCTCGCTATGCGTAGGTTTCAGTTCCTTTTGATGGGGGCTTCTTAGTGGCAGATGTTATAAAGGTTCTAGGGCAGGTTGCTCCCAGTGCTACTACTACAACTACGTTGTACACAGCACCAGATCTGACTCAAACGACAGTGAGTAGTCTGGTTGCTTGTAACCGTGGTAGTTCTGGGGGTACGTTCCGAGTCAGCATACATGTTGCTGGCGCAGGGGCAGATAACAAACAGTTTATTTTTTATGATGAAGATGTAGCCGCAACCACCTCTAAGACAGTGGTGATCGGCATTTGTTTAGCACAAACAGATGTTGTGAAAGTCTATGCTAGTAGCGGTGACTTCAGCTTTAATCTATTTGGAGTAGAGACAAGCTAAAATATGAACGAAAATTTTATAATAGAAAAAGAATATAAAGATAAAGACTTTTATCAAAGAAATGCAGATTATTTGCGTAGATTAGATTCTTTAAATCGAACTGGGCTTATAGGCTTGGCTGATAAACTGAACAAACAAAGATACGACACTTTGGATGATCAAGGACAAGTGCTTCAAAGACCCCTTACTACTGCTGATCCTCTAGCTCTTATCGGTGTTGAACAAGAAACTATTAAAGATATAAATAAAAGTGTAGGAGATATTCCAGAGCCTATAGCAGATGCAATTATTAATTTTTTAGATTATTTAGAATCCAGAAAGGAGCCTAAAGATATGGCAGAAGGGCGAGTAGTAGAAACAAATTTTAAATCATTGCCAAGTGGTAGGCCAGAAAAAGCTTTTAATCAGGCTTATGATGCTATTCAGTATTTAAGAGACAAAGAAGAGATTTCTCGTGAGCTAATGAATGAGGTGGCAAGAAGAGAAAATCCAATCTTAGAGATGGCAAAAAGCATGGATATGGATGCCGCAATTCAGTTTCTTAGAGAACAAGAAGAATTAGACAAAATGAGAGAGCCGTCTTACTTGCAGAGGGAATATGACAGGTTTGTTAAGGGAGCAAGGGCAGGGTCAATTATGATTGATCCAGATGAGATGCCAAGAACCAGACAAAAAGCCCTTGAGCCAATAAAAATTTATGCAGAAGGTGGAATGGTAGGAACAAATCAACCAATGCAAATGAAAGGCATAGCAGATGTCTTAGCCAATCAAGGACGGTATGGAGATACTATGTTAGTCCATATGAATCCTGCTGAAGTGCAGGGTCTGGCTTCGTTATCTCCGACAGGATCTCTAACAGTCAATCCACAGACAGGACAACCAGAAGCGTTCCTTGGCATGATACTAGGGGCTTTGGGTAGTTTAGGTGCTGGCACAGGATTGGCTACTACTCTAGGTCTTGGAGGGTTAAGTTCTGCCGCGCTAGGTGCTATAGGTTCTGGACTAGGAACATTTATAGAAACAGGTGACCTAAAGAAAGGTTTGCTTGGCGGTCTTACTGGCTATGGAATAGGTAAGTTTGTAGGTGGGTTAGGTGATATTAAAACAGGAACTGATACTGTTTTAGGAGAGATAGCAGATAAAGGTGTTACTGCTACTTCTATTACTCCAACTGCTGATGCAGGCAGGGGAATAATTGCCACTGCATCTAGAGAAGCCGCAGGCATGGGGCCAGCTACTGCATCATTGTCTGATGTGCAACAACTTGTACGCCCGAGGAATATTGCTGACAACCTTAAAGACGTTGTTGGAAACATTAGCGCAGAAAATATAGGAGCCGCCGCTAGTACAGGAGCAATAGTGCCAGCCGCTGTTGGACTTGGTGGTAGAGCGCAAATAGAAGCACAAGAAGCATTGGAAAGACAGTTTGGTGCAGATGCAGAAGCTCGAAAAGCACTAGGAGAGAGACAAGATCAGATTATTGCTCAAAGCGAATTTAATCCTTTCTTACAACCTGCGAGAGTGCCTGTGTCAGGCTACGATATTGACACAGCAACTTACACAGCCAGTGCTGGAGGCATAGTTTCTATTGATCCAAACGACTTTAGAAGAAGAAGTGAAGAGCTAATGCGTATGGGTATGCCAGTAAAAAGAATGTTCCCAGGCGGCAACATTGACGTTGATGACATAATAAACCCAATAGGTGCGCCTGGCGGCCTTGGCCCAGCTAACAGACAAGCGGCTCTGCGTGGTTCGATTACTATTACTCCTGAAGAGTTAGAGGCAACAATGGCCGAGCAAGGTATGGCTGGATTTGGCCCTGAAATAAACTATTTTAGAGATCCTACACCAGAAGAAATAGAAGCAGGAAAGTCCCCTGCAATAGGCGGTGAATTTAACTTTCAAACAAATCCTCAACTGCAAAAAGCAGTAAATGACCTAATAGCAGGCAGGATTACTTTAGAAGAATATCAGCAAATGGTTTCAGGGTTTACCAGTCCTGATCCTGCTCCTCAAGGTGGTAGAAAAATGCCTGTAGGTGGTGGCTTTGGAAGAAAATCACTTAGAGATTACTCTGAATACGCTGAAGGCGGTGAAGTAATGTCTGAAAGAAGTATAGATCCAGATAGACTAATTACGTTAGCTCAAATGGCTGTAAGAGGAGAGTTGCCAGAAGCCGAGGCAGAGGTGGTTATTGAGATGTTTATGGATCAGTTTGGCGCAGAGGCATTTGCTCAGTTAAGAGAAGACACGTTAGAAGCTGTTGTACCAGGGTCTCAAAAAGAGGGCGAAATTATTGGTCAAGGTGGCGGCATGGATGACCTAGTCCAAGGCATGATTGGTACACAGCAACCTGTCGCAGTGTCTCCAGGCGAGTACATTGTCCCTGCTGATGTCGTGTCAGGATTAGGCGATGGAAGCACCGACGCTGGTGTTCAACAACTAGACGGTATGCTAGATAGAGTCAGAATGGAAAGGACAGGCACAACGCAACAGCCTGCACCACTAGCTAAAGGAGGAATGTTGCCACGATGAAAGCCGAAGAAATGACAATCCTCGATTTTGCACCAGAAAAGAAGCAAAAGCGTGTTTCTCAGATAAACGAACCTAGAAACAAAACACATGTGATTGCTTTGGTTCCTGTAGAATATTTGAACCACACTTGGCCTGATGTGAAAGATGAAATACAAAGAGCGGTTGCCAGATCTAACGGAAGGTGGAGCATAGAATTTTTGTATGCCGCAATATTAAACGGTCAACAGCAATTATGGGTGGCTTTTGACGAAGATAAAAATATTGACGGGGTAGGAACAACGGAAGTGGCATATTACCCAGCTAAGATGATGTTGGCTATACAGTTTTTAGGCGGCAAAAACTTTAATAGTTGGGTATGGGACATGCTTGAAAAGTTTAAGCAGTTTGGTAGAGATAATAATTGTCAAGGTATAGAAGCAACAGGCAGACCAGGATTTTGGAAATGGTTAGGTCAAGACGGTTTTGATAAATCCTATGTTGTCTACGAAAAGGAGCTATAAATGAGC